ATTATTGCTACAACAGTTGTCTTTATACCAGCCTTTTCAATTTTTTAGATTCCTGTTTCGATTTTGAAAGTTTCACCCCATCAAATATAGGCAGTCCACCCCCCACAATGCTTCCAGACCGACCATAGAGACAGGAATAATCCACTTATCGGGACATGACGGGAGAAGCTTATGCTTCTATACAGCCACATCCACAGAAACAGGAATAATCCACTTATCGGGACATGACGGGAGAAGCTTATGCTTCTATACAATCTATCCCACAGAGTCAGGAATGGTCCACCTATCGGGACATGGCGTGGAAGCATAAGCTTCCATATAGCCCCATCCACATAGTCAGGGATGGTCCACTTATCCGATCATGACGGGGAAGCTTATGCTTCCTGTCTCTTTGCTTACAAAGTCAGGAATAGTCTGCTTATTGGGTCATGACAATGACAAAATTGTTCATAGTAAACCCATAGAGACGGCGATATTCTCTTTATCCGGTCGTGGCAGGGAAGACTGCGTTTCTATACTGACACAACCATAGAGACAGGAATAGCTTTTTTATTGATTAATTTAGCATATATCTGTCGTTACTGATTATTTACCGTATATGTTTAGGGGTAAAAAGGTAAAAAAGTAAGGGCTCAAATCAAAACTTTTTGCTAACCCGTTTAATTAGTGCAGATTCCATGTGGGACTCAGGAGGACCGGAAATTGCAAACAGATATCATGTTTCCAATCAAAAAACCATTAAAAATCATCCTGTAAAACAACAATATATTTATTAGCATTTCTCTCCAGTCCAACCATAGAGTCGGGAATAGTCCGCTTATAGGGTCTTGACGGGAAAAAACTTTATGCTTCTATATATATCAAATGATACAAAATTGTTTCATATTTTCCCTTCCCCAAATATAATATTTTTTGTTTTATGTTCACACATGGGGTCCCCCGTCTTGTTTTCAAAGAGAGGGGGACCCTCATACACTCTACAATAATTGATAGAAATAGTTTGAATATTCAAAATGTTATTATATAGAAATGGAACATGTCTTATACATGGGTTATATGGGCTTATACACTTTTATATAAATTCCTCCCCCTCCACTCAGAAACTCAGACAAACTTTACATTTTTTATTATCAAAAGATGTTACTAACTTAGGTCAAAATGAGGAGGGGGAGGGAGGGGGACCTTAGGGATAATCTGTGTTTGTATGATTGTGTGATAATTTTTACTTATGAATACGAAGGGGGAGTCCCCCTAGTCCCCCTATATTATGATTGTTGTTTTCAAAACACATGTACATTAATGATCAGAAATGTTATCGCTTTCAGGCTCATAAGGTGAAGAAACTATTATTTTCAACCCAGAAAACACCCTTCTGTATCTTTTGTTCCTGAAATACCTTTCAAATTGAATCTTAATGGAATTTCCGTATTGCATGAACAAAATATTTTTGACTCGTTCAAAGTATAGATTACGTCTATTATTCTCTATATACCATGAAGTTTCTCTGTACAACGAGTTTAGATCATTTAGCGTAAAAAAGTCATCCATACTACCAGTGTGCTGTACGTATGTGTCCAAAAATTCTGATTCCTTATCATTGTTTTCAAGATACATTTGATCCATTTCTTTCATGGATTTGGGAGGCTTGAAAACAAAGTTTATATCAAAATGATCCAGTAAATAACGCATGAATTCCATTTTGTATACATGAAAATTTTCAAACTTGTGGATCACATTGGTATCTTGTAAGAATTTTCCTCTCGATTCATCAACCTCATCATCTACAACAAACCTAGAGTTATAATCAATTCTACGAACCCTCCTTTTTAAACCTGTATCTCCTCCATCAATGTCGGGTGCATCATTGGCTTGCATGTGTAACTTGAATTTGGGCTTATATTCCACCACATCATTCATGTGACATAACCTGTAACTCAGTGTATCTTCTCCAGATAACCTTTTGAGCGTTGCACTTGCAAGCTTGACTTTTACCCCATTATCCATGACAGGTTCAGAACAATACATGATTCTTTTTCCTCTCCATTTAGCAAAGTCGGGATTGGGAGCATTTGCCACTATAGCATTGGGATTTGTCAAATAGTCTACTTGAAAACTACACGTGTATGTCCCTAAGATCGATTGTAGTATGTTGAATATAGCCGTTTTACCGTTTGCTCCACATCCGCAATGCACATGAAATAAAGATTGGCAATTGTCACCCATGATCTGTCTTGAGAACATCTTGATAGTATAGTTTCGCTTTTCAGGGTCAGTATGGATTTTTTTCCAAAAATCGTCTACTTGACTATAAATCCAATTGTTTTTTTCAGGAATAAAATCATAACCCGTTGTCATAGAGACAAAATCATCTTTTTTCCCTGATCTAAACTGACATTTTATCAAATCATAAACGCCATTATTGAACCCAATTAGATGTGGATGAATATCAAGTTTATCCATAAAGCTTTCATCATATATTATCCGCGTCACCTCTTTAAAAATTTGGTGTTTGATGTTTGGTTCTTCCAATTTATCTGCATCGCATTCTACTTTTTTTGAAATATCCAATAATCTTTTAACTTCATCCTTTACACGTTCAGTATCTTCGCCACCACTATTTTGAAGAGTACGCAGTGCCGATTTTCGATAGTCACCAGCGATTTGTCTATAGATGGCAACCACATCGTTAGTCACCAACCTATCAAAATGATGTGTACACGTATCTTGAATCCATCTTACGCCATTGAACATGTACCATACACGTTTGTCTGAATTTGTGCTAACAGCCACAAAGTTTTCACCCACAAGTTGTACAAGGATTCGAGCAAGCGATGCTTTTGTAGATTTTGATGTTACTATTTCGTTTAATACATCTTTTCTAGGGATCTTGCGAAACGCTTCAAGATCATCTTCTTTGACCCATTCAACAAGGGAACCCATATTCAAGCCATGCACTTTATATTGTGTCGAATTCCAGAATTTTTCACACTCTCCTTCAACAAATTTAGAAGGACATTTCATACTAAAATTAATCCACGCGTTGAGCATAGCATTTTGATCATCACACTCTTTTTCATAATTGATGTTGAATAGACACCAGCCCACTGAAATCCAAGTGTTGTAATCTTGGGCACGACGAGGACTGAGTATTTTAGCAAGCTCTATGGCATACTCACATGATGCATTACCAAACAATCCTGCACGCTTTGACAAAGGATCATGTGCTTGAATCCCCAGTCTTTCTTGAGCTTTTTCTTGTAATTCCAGACCATATTGTGTGTAATCAACAGGAGCAAACCGGATCCTGATGGAACATTGCCGAATATGACCGGACTCAATCTTTTTGTCTCCATTACCATACAATAACGTACTTGTTGTTGTAGCAGCATTATCATAACTTACTAAACAATAAGATTTCCAACTGTGCAGTTCATCTGGTTTTTTACTACCATACATGAGCCAGCTACCGCTTTTTTTTATAACGTTTTCATCGTATATATTTTGTGCACTGTTGTTATATGGAAAGATTTGGTGAAAGAAATGTGGATAGTATTCTAAAAACTCTTGTCGTATCCTAGTCTGAATGATATGAGATGTGACAATTTCAGGCGCCATGATGTGTAATCCATCTTTCACTACACCGTTTTTCACGCGAGGAGGCTTTTTCATGACGACAAAAAAAATGTCACAAGTACAAGACTCAAAATTCACGTATTTGCGCAAGATGTCCATAAGGAGATCGCAAAAGTTTTGGATGTGCTCATCCGTGATATGAGTTTGTATATCATCTTTATTTTGGCGAAAATCGAGATCAATGAGGATGGGGCTAACGTCAATATGCCGTTCAACAATGCTCAACTCTAACACATCATGCATAAATGCATATTCATACAGCGTAAAGAACTCGTCTAGATCGTGAAAGGGGATATGAAACGATCCACCATACATGCTTGTGTGGCTTATTTGTTGACCTTGCTTTACTTGGTGGCTTTCAAGAAATCTATGAAGTTCGCTAGCAGCGTTTTTTGCATCGACCGATTGGTTTAATGTGGTCAATTTGGAATGCATGTTTTTACTTTCACTTGTTTTTACTTTCATGACATTTCTTATTTAAGCCATTAAACGCGCAAAATATATAAGTATAAATTGATAAATATTAAACCTAAAATATATAGTAAGTAAGTCGTTAGTAAAAGGATGAACACAAACAATGATAAATATGAGGTCAACATCACAAATGATCGTTCATCAACACGAACTCATCCCTATCATTGTATAATGTCCAAGCGTCGATATAAAGAAATTTCTGACAATATACGTGATCTAGTGAAAGATGATGAAGTTTACAAACAAGCAATGCAATGCATACGTGATGTTATGAACTTTGACCCAAACTCCAGCTCTATGAAACCTGAACATATTGAAAAATTGCGATTGGACAGACAAAGACGTGCAAAAGAACAAGGGATTTCGATTTATCAATTATTAAAGAATAATTCAAACGTAAAAAAACAGAGCCAACAGTCATAAATTGAATGATAATGATCTTATTTTCTTTCATGATCATGATAAGTGTGTGCCAAATCAAGATAAAAAAGTATATGCTTGTTTATCATACCCAAGAAGCACAACGATACCTATTGAAATAGCAAAAGATTGAGATCATCATGTGGTGCTCTACAGACCTGCTTTGCCGGAGTTGTGCTTATTGTCATGGTATGCGGTAGATGGTATACATGTTGAACGCATTGCAATACATTGTGATAGTGCCACTTGACTATTCCAATGACCATGTTTGCATTTTTTTGGAAAAAACATTGTGATATTTTTTGTGCTGCACAGCAAAATGGAGTACAAATTCATTAACGTTAAAATGATATTTTACAGTGCCTTTCAAATTCCATATGGGAGCGTGTTCGCCAACTTCGTTAGTTAATGCCTGCTTTGCCAGAGTTCTGTCATGCAGCAGAGAATAGTTTACTTATTAGACCTTGACGGGAAAAGCGTATACTTCCCTACAGCCTATCCATAGAGTTGGGAACAACCTGCTTATCAGAACTTGAGCGCGGGAAGCTTATGCTTCCTTCCAGACCATCCATAGAGTCAGGAACAGTCTACTTATCAGTTCTAGGCGGGAGAAGCTTATGCTTCCATACAGCCTATCCATACAGACATCAATCATCCTTTTTTTCTCTGTGGCGCGCGGCGGAACGCGCACGTGGCACATGGCGGAACGCGTAGGTGGAAAGCGCAACTATATAACATATTATTTAGTTACCTGTAAAAAAAAGAATGCCTACCCAAGAAGAACGGGAATATCACGATGCACTGACCTCCATACAAAAGGGGAAAATGTTTTATGCCATCGATGATGTTCATGACAAAGTTACACTTTCCACGGATCTCATGTACGGTGCTATTCGTCACGAGTTCTCTTGTCTGCATTGTAGAAAAAAAGTGCACTTCGTATCGCCCTCTCAATATACTGCCCGGGTACCTCATTTTCGACATAGCAAACACGAGTCTTGTATCATCAACAGTAAAAACGCCGAAGAATTTCAAAAATCCATAAAAGACATGCATACGCATTATTGCAATCGTAAATCACTCTTTCATCAAAGATGGCAAGATTGCTTCGATCCCGCCGTCGAAGTGCGCAAACTGGACCATAATAACCGGATATTCATCGCAGATGTCTTTGTAAGTTCAGATGATGACAAACCGATCAACCTGTGGGGTGATGCAGATGACGCGTTGCCCATTCGTGAGCTCGTTATCGAATTCCAGCATTCTCCCTTGGATAAGGAACAAATCAAACAACGACAGGATTTCTATCGATCATACGCTAATCCAGACAAAATCAGGGAGTTACTGTGGATCATCGATATCGAAGATTATCAATATGATCTCGAAAAAATCACAGACCTAGAAGGACGTGTTTTCTATCAACTGGCTTTCCCAAAAAAGCAAAACTCTGTATTGCGTGACATACTCCATATGCGCCATGACTATACACCTTTTATTTTACTCGACCCAGGTCCAGAGAACGCATTTTTGTATAAAGTCGAACGCAAACCCGTCTTTGTCGTGGAGAAATTATGTGTGCATCTTGTTTCTCGAACAGATTTTTTGACACGTATGGGACATGTGGTCCCGCTCAAAAATCCATGGCCCGTCATCATGAAATGCATGAATATTAATCCCGAGTACGACCAAGATTATTCTCGTCTTTGGTCTCTTATCAATAACCAAGGGACCGTGGATCATTTTCAAAAGCTCATCGCCATCATGGAGCGTGTCATGGTCAACATTACAGAACACAAATTAAAAGCATTCCATCATACGACACTGGCGTCCGCTTTGCGGGAAGATGATGTCAGTATATATTGTGCTTTTTCTTTGTTTTGTGTATGGATTTCCATTTTGTCGGGGCAAGACCAACGGGCTTTCCGCACTTTTCTGAAACGGTATGAATATCACCTCGAATACCACAGGCGTCATGTAGAGGCTTTATTGGAAAAAATGCAGATCAAGGTCGTGCACGTTAAAATTGAGGTGCTTCACGACTATTTTTACACCGACTATAATGTGCGTAGTCGAAACATATTATTGTCATTGTTGGATGCCATGTATGATGAATACACAGTTTGCGTGCAAGATGCCAACGCTATCGACGACAATCATGCAACGGATGCATCTTGGATAACCAAATGCGAAATATTAGCACAAGAAGACCGTGATAGACAAGAAGCGCAAGCCAAGCTTCTGCAAGAACAAAAAGAACAGTATGAACAAATGAAAAAGAAGCGCACGCGATATGAATATCGTCAAGAATATATGCCATATCTAAAACAACATGAAATAGCGACACACCTGCAAGACGGTGACATTCTGAATATATTGGCACTCATGGAATTGTTAGACAATATAAAGTTATCCGATCTTTTTGAATTCGTAAAAAAAGAAAAAAGTTGTGTGGCACATCAAATAGTGGAATTATTAGGTATGATATGTCCACAAAAAAAGGCGTTATTGCAAGTATTTTGGGATAAGATTAAAAAAAAGAGGGAAGACTATTTCGCGGACCATCCCGTGAATGCTGATGGACCGTACAAGGGAAAAAAGGTAATCGATGATGATGTTTCTGCGGACCTGCTCCACGCATATTACATGTTATTGGATACATCTCTATCGCCCTTGACATACCCTCAAAGAATACTGTATAGCACAATCTCCCTTTTGTTTAATGGACATGCCACTGCGTTTTTTGAGTATTACACGGGTAAACGTAGAACGCTGCCTCAAAACACAGATTGTACCGGACAGATACAGATATGGTTCGATGATTACTTGGCGCGGACATCGTACATCATTTAATTATTTAAAGATCAAGCAGTGTAATAAGACAACACCGAGATGTCATCCGCAATAGTTACCGGAATAATAGATGAGGTCAAAATCCGGGAAAAAAGTTATGCCATCAAGGTTCGTGATGCCAAGGGTAACGTGGGACCGGTTATGTATAAATATGCGGGAGCTCTTGATAAATTTGTGTCTGCATTATGTGAACGCCATGGATTGAAAGATGTGAAAAACGCGCAAAATTA